TTTACGGAATGGATTGCATATTGAAAGAAGACCTGGAGGAGTTAATTTTAGTATTTTAGGAAGAGGTGAGGGTTATGGTAGAGAAGAATATGTGAGGTGGGATAAAGAAAGATCGGAGAGACAAGATATTGCAGATAGACTTAGGAATCAGTTTCCAGATTTAGAAGTTCAGATAGGTGGACAGACTGGTCTTGATTTAGCACCTTTAGGTAGAAACAAAGGTCAGATTATAAGAGATTTTAGTGAAGATGATGAGTTACATTTCTATGGTGATATGATGGAAGTCGGACAAAACGATTACCCATTAGCACAGATAGTTGAAAGAAGAGGCGGTTGCGTGTATAATGTAAAAGACTACAAGGAAACCTGGAAACTATTATCTAAATATGTCTAGACCAGAACCGCCTTTCCCTCAGTACCCTGAATATATGAATGGACGTTTAAAAAAGATTGACATGGAAGCACGACTCCTTAAAATAAAAAGGGGTATCGATGATCATTCATGGTATCCTGAATGGGATGATAAAGAAAGATGGGCAGCACAAAGAGCACTTAACTGTGCCTTAGAGGTATTAGAGGAATTTGACTACTAAATAGGAGTTGCGAATGAAAATTATGGGATGGCGACCACCTCAAAGGCCACAGTGGGTGAAGGAAGTTATGAAAACCCCTGGTTATATAAAGGTACAACTTTTACTTCTGACGATATTGACAATCTCTTCGGTTTCGTCTACTGTATTACAAATGAGCAGAACGGGAGGCAATACATCGGGCGTAAGTATTTCTGGAAGTTTAGAACTCCGAGAGGTAAAAAACGTAAAGTAAAATCTGAATCTGATTGGAAGAATTATTATGGGTCTTGTCCGGAACTTAAAGAAGAAATTCAACAACTGGGTAGACATAACTTTAGCAGAGTTATGCTCAGCCTACATAAAACAGCTGGCAAAACAAACTTCGAAGAAACGAGGCAACTTTTCGTCAAAGGAGTACTTACTGAATCACTTAGCGACGGAACACCGAAGTACTACAATAGTAACATCCTCTCCCGCTACTTCAGAAAAGACTATTATGAGGCTGGATAAAACGGATGAGATTGTAGATCAGGTAAGAGATTGGTCTATAGATAGAATGGAGAATGTAGAATCTGTTGGTGATAAGATTGCACTATATGCTGAGTTTGAGGATTGGATTGAGTTGGATGATGAAGATAGTATAGAAATCTTAGCATCAGGAACCAAGATAGTTGACAAGGATTCTAAGAAGTGATATATTATCTTTGTTGATTCGACGGAGTTGACATGGGAGTGACTGAATTAAACTTGCTGGCATAAGGCTAGTTAAGGTGATATGTCAGAGGTGGTGCTCGCTGGCGTTTGGCCGCCAGAACCTTTTACCAGAGGGACATATACAGTACAGTAAAAATCTACTTATGTAGCAATGCCCTGTACTTGTAGGTATACATTATTCCTACCTCCCACCCTTCATTTTGCGGGTGTAGTTTAATGGCAAAATCAGAGGTTTCCAACCTCCAGTCGTCAGTTCGATTCTGTCCATCCGCTTTTTAGATATGAGAGGAAATTGTTCTTATTGTAGTACTCGGTTCTATTATGATCCTAAAAATCATATGGGTAAGTATTGTAGTACTGATTGTTATTTGCAGAACTTTGGTTTCAAAAATAAGAATGTAGAGAAGCATATTCAACGTCAAATGATACAGATTAATTTGAAAGGTATTCCAGTTTATCATCTTTATTAACGTTATGTTTTGCTAAATATACTATGATTAAGAAACCGTGGGGAACTTATGAAGTTCTCTTAGACGAATCAGATCATAAAGTTAAACGGATTCGTATAAAACCGAACGAGAGATTTTCTCTTCAGTATCATAATGAACGTGAAGAGCATTGGACTATTGTTGAGGGTATTGGTATTCTTACTCAACATGGAGTTGAGTCAGAAATGAGACCAGGAGAATATGTTTTTATTCCACGGGGAGGTATACACCGTCTTCAGGCAGGTAAGAACGGTGTCACCTTCATTGAAATTCAACGAGGTATTTGTTATGAAGAAGATATTGTGAGATTAGAAGATGATTATGGCCGAATAGAAAAGGACAAGTAACAATGTTAACTGTAAGATGCAGAGACTGTAATAAAGAGATAAGCAGTAACTCTGGACAAAGTAAGTCATGTGGATGTGCTAATATGACAACTGTTAAGGGAGATAGTGTAACTGCTGTTGACCTAAGTAGGGTTGTTATGGTACAATCTGCAAAAGAATATAAATCAAATACACTTTCACCTCAGGATTTGGCATATCAGGAGGAAAGACGTAGGAGAAAAGTTCGTAAATTGGATTTTGAAATCCGTTAATGACAATTGATATGGATAAAGAAGTTGTCTACACAAAAATGGAGGTAGACCGTCTCATTGCGGAAGCAAAATTTGAGGCTATTGAAGAAGCAAGAGAGATTGATAGACTCTCAATGGCAAAGCACAATTGGACTGCTACTGTTATCAGTATGATTCTTGGTATTATTTGTCTTGCATTATTCCTTGATGGGTTGTTGAGAATCCTTGGTATTATTCCACCTTTCATGGATTTGGATGTAAGTATTTTGGATGAGATTGTTGAGAGAGTTGAGAACGATCTTCTTCCATATATACAAAGGTACGTACCAGGAGTATAGTGGGAACGATAGATACATCTCCAAGTTCATTGCGGATGTTTGCCATAATTGTACTTGGTATTGTATGGTTTTATATTCTTTGTCATCCACCAGAGGAAGAAGATGAATGACTTTTCAGTAATAATATTTTTAGTCATTTCTTTGTCTCTTCTTGGGGGTGCTTTATGGTTGATGTGGAGTGCTGGCACTTCAGAACCTATAAAGAATTATCGTCAAGGAACTTGGACTACTAAAGTAGTTAAGCCCGTTCATCCTGAGATGAAAGACGTTGAACCTGGTACGGAATTGATGGGAGTAAATTTCCAACAAAAAACTAGTTGTGATTTGGAGGAATACAAAGACCTCCAAGCCCGTATAGAAGAACTACGGCAGGAATTAGAAGAAGATGATGACGATGATGATGGCGGCAGTGCCGTGGTTGTCAGAGTATGATATAATAACTATACATGAGGTATTCAAATGAAATTAACTGAATCCAACGAACAACTTTTAACAAGGTTTCGCAAAAGAAAGATTGAACTTGAAGAGAAGCGAGACGCAGTTGCTGAAGCTCATGAACAGTGGGTAGAATTAGATGGGCAAGTTAAGTATTTGAAAGGATGTCTTGAGACTATTGAATATATTGCTACTGGTAAGATGCCTGAGGCTGCTTATCATGAGGGGATGCCAAAGCATCATATACCAAGAGAGCATCAACCAGAATTAAAAAGTCCTCCAGTTAGGCACGGTAAAGATTTAGACCTATTAGACTAATGTTATTTTTAATTTCAATAATGTCATTTGCTAATTTCGTGTTCTATCCTTTAGTGATAGGCACGATTGTTGCAGTGATTATAGAACAGATTTTCAGAGCAAGAGGTAAAGAGGATAACCCAGAAGATGTAAGGAAAGTAATGCTTTCTATGGGTGTGCGAAAGTATCTCTATAGACAAGCATGGATTTTTAATATCATATGGTTTGTTGGTTATTTCATTCTTATGTTTACTGTTGGAAGACAACAACCAGCAGCAATGCCAGATATGATTTGGCAAGGATAATGATTTTACCAGGAACCACAGTTACAATTAAAGATCCTACCTCAATATACAGAGGGTATGTTGGATTTGTACAGAGAATAAGTGGTGATAAAGCTGCTGTACTCTTTGATAATCTTTCTCCTTGGGAAAAGATGATTACTTTTCCTATTAAGGATTTGCATGAAGGAGGTGTTTTACCCTAATGGAATTAAATGATTTAAATGTAAATGCAGTACTTGATGAGATTCGTCCTTTTGTTGAGGCAGATGGAGGGTATCTTGAGTATGTTGCGATAGATTATCTTAAAGAAGGACCTGTTGTTATGGTAAGATTGTTGGGTGCTTGTGCTACTTGTGCTATGAGTTCTCAGACAATGAAAATGGGTATTGAGAAATTGATACAAGATAAGTTTCCGGAGGTTGTCGAAGTTCTTCAAGTTTGATATTATACATAGTGAGGTTTGGATTAATTTTATGAAAAAAGAAATGGAAGTTCGTTGTTTTATTGATGACGAGGAAGTTGATTGCAAAACTCTTAAGGAAGAACCCTCAGATTATGTAGCTGATGATGAATATTATAAGAGCATGACTGATCATGATGATGGGTGTTGACTTCTTTTCTTGTTTCTCATATAATTAGAGTGTAATCAATCCAAAGCAATGACGCTTACTTCAAAATTCAAGAAAGACATCCAGACTCTGAAAGGAGCAGCGAATCGTGAACTCTATCTTGATGTAAAGAATCCTAAACTTTATAAAAAGGTTAGGAGGTTTTATATAAATGAAGGAGTTGAGTTTACTGGTGACGCTCTTGAAGATTATGAAATTCTTATGGATTTTATTAGTCAAGATTTAGAAACCAAGATAAATAACTAAAACTGTAGTACATTAAAAGAATCATGGCATTCAAAGGAACAGCAGGAGTATCAGCAAGTGGAGCATCAATGTCAAAGTATGATGTTGAAGTAGAATCACGACTTAAGAAGTTAGAAGCAGCAGTAGCTGCACTTGAGAAGCATTCCCATGATACACCAGCACCAGTAGTAACTGGCGGTGCAGATCCTAGAGTAGATAGTATTATCGCTCACTTAGCTAAAAAAGAAGACGTTTCTGACATTGCATAAACTATGACTTATAATAAAACTGCACTTGTATTAGGTGCGGGTGGATTCATAGGCAGTCATATGGTTAAGAGACTGCGTAAAGAAGGTTACTGGGTACGTGGTGTAGACCTCAAGTATCCAGAATTTTCTGATACAGAAGCAAATGAATTCGTCCAAGGTGACTTAAGGGATGTAGATTTTGTGCGTCGTGTGATTCAATATAAAGGAGAACAAGGTAACTTTTATGAGGAAGTTCCTTACAGATACATCGAACCCTTCCATGAGATATATCAGTTTGCTGCTGACATGGGTGGTGCGGGATTTGTATTCACTGGAGAGAATGATGCAGAGATCATGCAGAACTCTGTTACTATCAATCTCAATGTATTGGAACAGCAAAGGATACTTAATCAAACCTTTGATGGTTCAGAAGGATGGAGTGAGTGTAATAGACCTTGTTTAGATTGGACGACAAAGATATTTTATTCTGGTTCAGCATGTATGTACCCAGAGCATAATCAACTTGACCCTGATAACCCTGATTGCCGTGAGAGTTCCGCTTACCCAGCTGCACCAGATTCCGAATATGGATGGGAGAAACTTTTTTCAGAGAGATTGTACCTGGCTTACAATCGTAACCATGGTATTCCTGTTAGGATTGCCCGTTATCACAATATCTTCGGACCAGAAGGAACCTGGAAGGGTGGTAGAGAGAAATCTCCAGCAGCAATATGCAGAAAGGTTGCTTACTTACCCACCGAAGGTGGAGAAATAGAAGTATGGGGTGACGGAAAGCAAACTCGTTCTTTCCTTTACATTGATGAATGTATTGAAGCAACAAGAAGATTAATGGATTCTGACTTTAAAGGACCAGTTAATATTGGTTCTGAAGAGATGGTTACTATTGATCAACTTGTAGAGACTGCAGCAAAGGTTGCTAAGAAGAAAGTCACTAAAGGATATGTTCTTGATGCTCCTCTTGGAGTTCGTGGACGTAACTCAAATAATGATCTTATTCGTGAGAACCTTGGTTGGGATTATGAGAAGACATTAGAAGAAGGAATTCGTAAAACTTATGAATGGATCTCTTGGCAGATAATGAAAGATATGTATAAACCACAACCAACATACACTGAAGAACTAATGGCAGCAGGCTAAATTATGAAAACTGAAGTTAATTATGAAGGACCTAAAAGGGTTTTGATTTTAGGATCTAGTGGTCAGATAGGAGCATACTTAACAGAACATCTTCGTAATAAGGGGTATGTTGTGAGGGAGTTTGATAAGAATAATGATGAGGAACAAGACCTTACTGTTATTCCTAGTCCAAACTTACGCAGTCATATAATGACTGCTGACTTTATATATTTTTTAGCATTTGATGTAGGTGGTTCTCATTACCTTAAGAAGTATCAACATACTTTTGGTTTTATTAATAATAATGCTCGTATGCTGGCAAATGTATTTGACCTTATAGGTCAGTATAAGAAACCATTTGTCTTTGCTTCATCTCAGATGAGTAATATGAGTTACTCACCTTATGGTGTAATGAAGCGGGTAGGTGAACTATATACTAAGTCTTTGAACGGATTGATAGTAAAGTTTTGGAATGTTTTTGGAATTGAAAATGACATGGAGAAAGCGCATGTCATTACAGATTTTATAAAGAAAGGTTTCGAGACTGGTACTATTGATATGATGACCGATGGTACGGAGGAAAGGGAATTTCTATACGCTGAAGATTGCTGCGAAGCGTTGGAAGCGGTCATGGAAAACTATTCTGATTTCACTAGTAACGACGAGCTTCATATTACTACTGGTGACAGTACAGATATTCTGGGCATTGCACGAACGATTCAGTCCCTATTTAAAGAGATTGGTCGGGAGGTTACTATTGCTCCCTCTGAGTCTAAGGATGAAGTACAGAAGGATGCCCGTAATGTACCAGACCCATACATCAAAAAATGGTGGCAACCGAAGACTAGTGTGACTGATGGTATCACTAAAGTATTCACTGAAATGAAAAAGAACTATGACTAACTTGACTCCACTTAGAAATTTTTTATCTGACCCATCAAATGATTTGGGTGACAATGCATGGAAACTCCTTGACTTAGTGAAGACCATGAGGAACAAAAGGTTTATGGATCTTGGTGTTCGTAACGGTGCATCCTCTGCTATTATGTCAGTTGAAGCAAAGGAGAATAATAATCAGGTCTGTGGATGTGACTTAGACTATGCTGGATTCTTTAGAATGGGTAGTAAGTTTGTCACAGAAGACTATACTTGTTATCAGGCAGACAGTGTAACACTTGGTAAGAATTGGGATGAAGACCCATTTGATATTGTCTTTATAGATACGATTCATACAAGAGAACAGGTACTTTCTGAGTTATATTTTTGGTCAAATAATATAACAAAGAATGGTTACTTCGTATTCCATGATTCGCATTGGGACCATACTACAGGAGGAGATAAGATTGGTGGTAAGGAATGGAGAAGAGTAGATGAGGCTATAACTGATTTCTTTAATCTCCCTCAGAATGTAATGGAGATGAGTGAGTATGAGAATGATGATATTCTATTGAATCATTTTCCTGGAAGTTATGGTATGACATTTGTGAAAGTCAAAACACTTGATGCTGTAGCAAGATTTAAAGAAGGTATAGATTGGAATGAAGTATTTGATATTCGGAACGAGTTAAACGATTTACATTTTAATAAAGACAATCCTAATTTTGTGGATTGGAAACAAGACATCCCTGCTATAGAGAATGAATTAGTTATTACACCATGAGTCTTTCGGTATCCCATTGGTCGGGAAGGTTAGGAAATAATATTCAGCAGGTTGCAAATTGCATCATGTCTGCTGAGAAGCATGGCGGTGTCTTTGAACAGACATTAGACCATGATATTATTTCTAAGTTTGTAATACCTTTTGGAGAAGCATACACTAATGCTTCTGGTAGATTCTATTCATGGGAAGCACTAACCCATTGTGAGAAAGGAATCTATGAGGGTGGTAATGAGATAGGTGTTGGTGTTGAGCATGTGTATAGGAACATGCAAAGGATATGTCATGTACATGTCGCACCTTACCTAATGATTCCTCATAAATCTACCTTAGGTGAAGATACTATTGTGATGCATTTAAGGAGTGGAGACAATTATCATAGAATATTTGACCCACCAACGAATTACATACCTAATCCTCTTATTTTTTATTTAAATTTAATTGAGTCCTTTGATAAATGTATCTTGATTACAGAAGAGGATAGAGAAAATCCTATAGTTCATGAGTTAGCAAAGATAGATAAGGTCAAAATACAGTCTTCTACAGTAGAAGATGACTTTGCTACACTGATGAATGCACAGAATGTAGCACTGTCTGGTGTAGGAACCTTTGCTATGGCTGCTGCACTGTGTTCAAGTACACTTAAGAACCTTTATACAACAGACTTATTATTGACAGAGCATCTAAACTATAGTATGCTTTATAATACTAATGTGGATGTTCACGTCATGGAGTTAGATAATTATCTCCCAGTGTTCCCTTGTAGTTGGAAGAACACTGAGGAGCAACGTAAGTTTATTCTTGAATATAGATGAAAATATTTGTAACAGGATGTGCTGGATTACTCGGTGCAAATTACACTCGCCATTTACTTTCTAATGGTCACCATGTAGTTGGTATTGATGATTTGTCTGGTGGATATAAAGCATTCGTTGCTAAAGGTGAGAACTTTGAGTTTAAAAAGTTCAATCTTGAGAGAAGAAAGAAAGTCGTAGAGTTATTTGAGGAGCACAATCCAGATGTGCTTGTTCACTTTGCTGCATATGCTGCTGAAGGTTTATCTCCTTTCATTCGTAACTATAACTATCGCAATAATCTTATTTGTTCTGCTAACTTAATTAACGAGTGCATTACTCATAAGACTAAGATGATATTTACATCTAGTATGGCTGTGTATGGTGACCAAGAGACACCTTTTACTGAGGATAAGAGACCTCAACCCATAGATCCATATGGGGTAGCAAAATATGCAGTAGAGTGTGACCTGAAGATGGCACAGACGCAGTTTGGGTTACGTTATAATATTGTTAGACCACATAATGTTCTTGGTAAGTATCAGAATATATGGGATAGGTATAGAAATGTAATTGGTATATTCATTCGTAAGACTCTTAATGGTGAACCCATACTTGTCTATGGTGATGGAGAACAGACTCGTGCATTCTCTGACATCCAATATTATATGGAACCATTTGATATTCTTCTAACAGAACATGATGGTGAGATATTTAATATTGGTGCTGATAAGTACTTTACTTTGAATCAAGTTGCGGAAACTGTTCAATCTATTGGTAGTAAATATGGTTATGATGTTTCTATTGAACATGCACCTCCAAGACATGAGGTGAAACATGCATACTGTGACCATACAAAAGCAAAGACGATGCTCAAGTTCCAAGACAATACTAAACTTGAGGAATTAATTGAGGATGTATTTGTCTGGTCCATGAAACAACCTAAACGTAAAGTTAAGGACATGGAGTATGAAGTTACAGATGGCATCTATGAATACTGGAGGACCTAATGACAGTCAGCGAAGTTAACAAGGAACCAGATTATTGGCCCAGATATTCTAAGGTAGAACATGAGAGACTGAAGCACAAGTTTCCTGGGTCAGGTGGTGTTAAGTTTAATTGGTCACAATCAATGCAAGATATGTTTGTATTGATGGCACTGGATGGTAAGAGACAAGGTGTGTATGTAGAATTAGGTGCAGACCTACCAAGGATTATTAACAACACATACTTATTAGAGAGTGAGTTTGATTGGGCTGGTGTATCATTTGAGTATGATGCAGAGAAGGTAGCATTCTTTAATACAATCAGAAGGAACAAATGTATATGTACTGATGCTACTACGTTTGATTATAAGTTTCTCTTTGAGGAAAGGAACTATCCAAAGCAAATTGATTACTTACAGTTAGACCTTGACCCTGCAGAAGGAACCCTTGCTGCACTGAAGCATTTGCCTTTAGATGATTATAGGTTTACTGCTATTACATATGAGACAGATGTTTATAGAGCAGGTGCTGATGTACAAGATGAAGAGATAGAGATTCTAAAATCGTATGGGTATGAACTTGTAGTAAGGAATGTAGCAAATGAAGGTAACCCTTATGAAGATTGGTGGGTTGACCCAAATATAGTAGACCGTGCTATAATAGATAAGTTAAAGATGGATGGGAGAAGAGCAAAGGAATCTCCTGAATGTGTTTACAATGATGAGGCCACACAGAAATGAAAGTATTTGATTCAATAATATTCTTCAATGAGTTAGAACTCTTGGAGATGAGATTAAACATCCTTAATGATGTTGTAGATTATTTTGTTGTTAGTGAGTCTCCATTCACTGTGAGTGGTAATGAGAAACCTCTTTATTACCAAGACAATAAGGATATGTTTGGTAAGTTTAATGATAAGATAATTCATCATATCACAGAAGAAATTCCAAATGATTATAGTCATCTCTTAGAGAAGACAAAGTTTCATTGTGCATATAAGGAACCTGATCCTTATGGTACTCCGATGATAGACCTTCCCGTAAGATATCAGAGGGCATTATTTAATAGAAACAATAGTGCATTTGGTATTGAGAAGGCTGGTCCTGCTGATGGTGACTTGATTATTACTAGTGATGCTGATGAGATTATTGACCCAAGAGTTTTAGAAGATTTGGATTGGTTTGATCCATATAATCATTATGTTGCAGTTGGTCCCGCATATTATTTCAAACTTAATTTCCTTTATCAGAAAGATTGGATGGGACCAAGACTGTGTACATGGAGTCATCTAAAGAATACTACAGTTGACCAGCATCGTCAGGATCATAAGAAAGCATATCAGATTGAAGATGCAGCATGGCACTTTAGTTTCCTTGGGGATGCAGAGAACTTTAAGTTGAAGTTAGCATCCTATGAGCATACAGAAAATAATAGTGTTGATGTAACTGCTAATGCAGAAGAGAAAGTAGAGGAAGGATTAGATCCATTGGGTAGGGGTCAGCAGTATCGAGCAGTTCCTATTGATAATACCTATCCAGAATACATTCAGAATAATCAAGAGAAGTATGCTGATCTGATTAAACCATGGAATTAATTGAGGGAGTAGCACTCTCAAAACTTTGTGATTATTCATTCGGAGATCAATCAGGCCAATGGGGTAACATTTATACCTCATTCATGGAACCTGCTAACCTTTTAAATCTTGACTTTGTTAATAAGTTATATGAGGTAAAGAAGGAGAGAGATTATATGACTCTCTTTATTGATAATATTAGATTGTATAGGAGAGTTATTGAAGAAGTAAGTGAGAATGATAGACACTATGTCAATTCTTTGATGGTGGATTGTGATCTTCTTGAGTTGTGTTCTCACTTCTCATCATCAATGAAGTTTATTATTTTTACTAACCTAGAAGATACTCCTATTGATGGTTTTATCCATAATCTTATTCCAGAGAATGTACTTTGTATCTCTGCTGTAAATGCAATTGCACATGGAGATAAGGTTATACCTGCACCTTATGGTGTACAAAGAAAAATGTCTCCCTCGGATAATAGAATAGAGCGTTTGCAGAGTGCAATGAGGGCTGGTGTCGGTCCTTCTATGTTTAAACTTCTTTATGTTAATCATAATGATAATTCACATGAAGGTAGGGTTGGTCTTAAAGATTTGTTTAGAGATAAAGAATGGGCTAATGTAGATGAGCAGAGAGTTGATTACTATAACTTCTTATTGAATCTTGCAAAGCATAAGTTTGTTCTTTGTCCTAGAGGTAATGCTATTGATTGTCATCGTAATTGGGAGGTACTTTATATGAGAAGGGTACCTGTAATGATGACTGATACATATCTTATGGATTTATTTTACGACTATCCTGTTCTATGGGTGCATGATTATTCTGAGGTCACTGGAGATTTGTTAAAGGATAATAATCATTTGTATGAAGAAGCACAAGAGATGGATTTAACTCCGTTGACACTTCCTACTTTCTTTGATAATATTGTAAAGACGTATGCAGGTGCAAATGGATAAATTCATTGAGAAAGCATTGCATGGAGATGGTGATTCTGATCGTCATCTTATTTCAATTTTTGCGATGGCACTTGCATCAAGAGGAAAGACATATGTTGAGTTAGGAGTACGGGAAGGTCATACTACTGAACCATTGTATGAGGCTGCTAGGTTAAATGGTGGTCATTTGTGGTCTGTAGATTTAAATGATCCATCAGAGTATAAACCTGATAATGGAAATTATACTTTCACTAAATCTGATAGTATCCAGTTTCTTCAAGAATGGCCGAAAGATAAGAAGATGGATGTAGTCTTTGTTGATGACTGGCATTCATATTCTCATGTTAAGAAACAGTTAGATTTACTTGATCGATGTGTAGGACCGAGTAGTATAATACTCTTACACGATTTGATGTATGGGAACACAGATCCTTTTTATCATGCAGACCTTGCACATGGTGGACCTCAGTGGAATTCTGGTGGTCCTTATCGTGCTGTTGCAGAATTGAATCAACAGTTCTGGGAGTGGTCAACACTGCCTTGGAATAATGGACTAACTATATTACGCAAAAAGTATAGCAACAAATACCATAGGAGATAATATGTTAGCAGCAAGTATTCACGAACACGCTGGATTGGGTAATCAGATATGGAGGTATGTCTGCTGTAGAGTATTCGCAGAACATCATGGATATGAATGGGGTGTAAGTCATCCTGGTTGGCGAGGCCCTTTCCTTAATATGGATTGGGGTAAAGAAGTTAATTTGAATGTAGAAGAGGATTCAGATTTCCAGATGGTAGAAGGGTTCAAGCATTATTATAAAGAGAAGTGGGTTCATCATAAGACAGCTCCTGGTGAGATTGGTGACCCTGATAATAAATTTTATGAATTACCTGATGATTGTTATATTAATGGTAACTTTCAGAGGATGAGTTACATTGAGAATCGTCGTGATGATATCTTTGACTGGTTGACTTATGATAATAAGGTAACAGATTATTCTGCAGAAAATATATGTGTGATTCAGTTACGTGGTGGTGACTATACGACGGGTCATTCTATGTTGCCATCAATGTATTATAAGATGGCAATGAAACGCATGAAGGAGAACAATCCTAAGGTTGAGTTTGTTGTGGTAACAGATGATCCTAAGACTGCTGGTCAGATGCTTCCAGGAGTTCCTGTAGTGGGGTCTGCCGTATCAGAGGAGAAAGACCAACACCAGAAGAACATCTCTTGGTATACCTATCCTGGTGGTCCTGTGGGTATTGATTATAGTATCCTGAACACAGCAAAGTATGCTATAATATCTGCATCAACCTTTGCATTTTGGCCTATCTGGACTAATAAGCAATTACATGCAGTGATTGCTCCTAAGTATTGGTTTGATTGGTCAAGGTCTGATGGTTGGTGGAGACCAAAGGATGGTATTGTAAATGATGAGTCATGGTTGTATTTGGATATGCAAGGTGATCTCTATGAGAGTAAGACTTGTATAGAACACGCAAAGAATTATTATGCTAAACCTTAGTAATGTAACATTATTTTGCATTTCTTCTGACAACGTAAAGGGTGCGTTGCAGGCTTTGCAATATAGTATGAGGGGTATCAACTTTGGTGCCGTTAAACTAATCACCCACAAGAAACCTGACAACTTACCAGAGGGTATACAATTTTCAGAATGCTATGAGATTACTTCTATTCACGACTACAATTACTATTGCATCTATAACCTTACCGGACACATTAGCACTGATTACTGCTTACTTGTTCAGCCAGATGGATTTGTTTTAAACCCAGATAGATGGAGGAATGAATTCTTTGAGTATGATTATATTGGTGCTCCTTGGGAGAAGGTAGACCATTCATACTTAGACCCTTGGGGTAAACCACATCGTGTAGGTAACGGTGGGTTCTCATTCCGTAGTAAGAAACTATTAGACGTACCGAAGAGAGCACATATACAATTTGATGTAAACTGGGGTGACTTCTATAAGCACTTTGGTTATGGTAATACGGCAGAGGATGGAAATATCTGTGTACACAACAGACATATATACGAATTACTGGGATGTAAGTTTGCACCTGTAGAAGTTGCAGCACAGTTCTCGCATGAGAAACAACTACCAGAGACTAGAGGTATAGTACCATTTGGTTTTCATTATCATCTCCCACCAGGGACTAACATGGGTTAATTATGATAGGTCACAATCACTTAGGAAAGAATGGAAGATTTGGAAATCAGATGTTCCAGTATGCTGCTACTAGAGGTATTGCTGCGTGGAAAGGATATGAATGGTGTATTCCTCCTGGTCCTAAAGAGGATGAAGAGTTTAATGATGAGGAGAATCAACATAAATTATTCATGGCATTCAAGATGTCAAATGTTGTAAGAGATTGGGGTGAGAGTAGAATTAATACACTTCCTGCTCCTTATAAACAAGAGAGTAGTTTTACTTTTGATGAAGACTTATTTAATAATTGTCCCGATAATGTTAATCTCTATGGATACTTTCAATCAGAAAAATATTTTCAACATATTGAAGAATCACTCAGGGAAGACTTTACTTGGCGTGACGATGTTAGGGATCTTTGTCAAGGTCTCATTGATAGCGTTGGTGGCGAGGCTATTTCCCTCCACATTCGACGCACTGACCACTTGGTTAAACCAACATATCATCCAGTACTTCCGTTAAGTTATTATGAGGAAGCACTATCGAAGTTCCCTAGTGGTATTCCAGTTCTAGTATTCTCTGATGAACCTGCATGGTGTCATGAGCAGGAGTTATTCCAAGATGATAGGTTTATGATATCTGATAGTGGTGATAACATTACAGATATGTGTTTAATGAGTATGTGTCAGTATCAGGTTATGGCAAACTCTACTTATTCATGGTGGGGTGCATGGTTATCAAATTCTTTGAACGTAGTTGGTCCTAAGTTATGGTTTGGTCCTGATGGTCAAGACCCTAGAGATGTTTATGTAGATCGTTGGGCGTATCTTGATGTTTGAATTTTCAATAGCAATACCAGCACATGATAGAGGAGAGAATGGTCCCAAGTGGATGAGGGAGTTGCTTGATACATTGAAGCAACAGACTTGTCAAGATTTTGAGGTGGTTGTATCAGACCAGAGTAAGAATGATAATATCATGGAGGCATGTCAGGAGTATGATTTTGATTTCACTTATATTAAGTATGAAGGAGATGTTCCTTGTGAGAATATTAATATTGCATTAGAGAATTGTGAAGGTAGAATCATTAAGATTATGTTTTCTGATGATATCTTTATGAGGAAGGATGCATTAGAAAGAATTAAGCAAGAGTATGATAGTACCCAGTGTAAGTGGGCCTTTAGTGGGTTTTCTAACTGGGATGGTGATGATTACTTTGATAATAAGATTCCTGAGTGGAGAGAAAGAACACTTGAAGGAAACAATCATTTGAGTAGTCCTACCGTAGTTTCTTTTCTAAATGAAGGTAGAGTAGACTTTGACCATAACCTTAAACTCTTGCTAGATGTAGATTTTTATCATAGAATGAGGTGGTTACATGGTAAACCAAATATCATCCCTGAAGTTCTGGTTGCAAATCGAGATCATGATGATAGAATTAGTAGTGATGCCACTTCTCAATACGATTGTGTGGTGGAACACTCTGATGGTAACTGGGTAATGAATCGTAGAGAACTTCATTACGTTTATAAAAAGTATCCTCAATTTTTCCATACCAACAATCAAAAGTACCCAGATGAGAATTGATTTATCACAAGCAACATTTATTATTCCTATTAGGATAGAATCTCCTGATAGGTTAAGGAATGTTATTACAACTACGGCATTTCTTTTAGAGAACTTTAAAACGAATATTATTATTCAAGAAGTTGATAAGGAATCTGTATTTAAAAAGGAAGCACTTCCAATATTAGAAGATATTGTTAATGTAGATATCTGGGAGAACTTTAATTTCATCTTTAAGTATAGTGAGGAACCTTTGTTTCATAGACAGAGAGTTCTAAATGAGATGATTGATATTACAGATACTCCTATCGTTGTTAACTATGATTGTGATGTTATACTTCCTAAAGAATCATATGAGTTGGCTTATAAAGGTATAATTGATGGTTTTTATGATGTAGTATATCCTTATGGAAGTGGGATGTATCAGAAGCAGGTGAAGGCAACTGACGTTACAGTTTCTAGATTTCTAGAGACAGGTGATTATGAGTTTTTAAATGCTGTATCGAATACTCATACCTCAGATTATGGATGGGCTCAGTTCTTTAAGACCAGAACTTATAGACAGGGTGGTATGGAGAATGAAAACTTTAGAGCATATGCACCAGAAGATAAGGAAAGGTTTTATAGATTTACTACTATGGGATATAGTGTAGGTAGAATAAAGGATGTTGTTTATCATTTAGAACATGCAAGAGGTGAAAACTCATGGTTTACAAATCCGCATATGGAGTCTAATATGGCTGAGTGGAATAAGATTAAAGAAATGAATAAGGATCAACTCCTACAATACTATTCCGAACAAAAATACTTGGACAAATATGCTCGCATTTAATAACATAGGTAGTCTGGGAAGACTAGGTAACCAGATGTTTGAGTATGCTGCACTACGTGGTATTGCGGCACGGCACAGTTATGATTTTTGTATTCCTACTCCTGATAGGAAGGGTATAGAAAACTATAGTCTTCATGAATGTTTTAAGTTATCTCCTGATAGAAGAGAAGGGATAATGGATCCATGTCAGTATGCTCAAGAACCTCATTTTCATTTCTCTGAGGAATTATTTGAGAAGTGTCCTGATAATATAAGTCTTCATGGTTTCTTTCAATCGTGGAGATATTTTTATAATGTTAGAGAACAAATTAGGGAAGACTATACTTTCCATGATGGTATTTTAAATCCTTGTAAGGAGATGATGGAGGATCTAGAAGGTCAAGAACCTATCATGCTCCATGTCCGTAGAGGAGATCCTAACCTTACAGACCCTCGTGGATTTAAGTGGTCATATACTCAGTGTGGTTCAATGCATCCAGTACAACCTATTGAGTATTATGAGAAGGCTCTTTCTAAGTTCCATAAGAACCAACCAGTCATTGTCTTTTCTGATTCAGTTGAGTGGGTGAAGGAGCAAGACTTCTTTAAACCAGATAGATTTATGATTTCTGAACCAATAGATAAATATGCCGATGGTTCTTTTACACCTTATGGAGATCTATGCTTGATGTCTTTGTGTTCTCATGCTATAATTGCTAACAGTAGTATGAGCTGGTGGGGTGCATGGTTACAAACCAACCCAGATAAAAAAGTAATTGCACCTAAGATGTGGTTCGGTCCTGACTACAAGGACAAAGATACCAATGACCTTTATTGCCCTGAATGGATACTATTATGACAAGAATTGACAGTTATGAGGATTTAAAATTTAATATTGTTAGGTGGTTGAAAGATTACTACTGGGAAAACAATCTTAAATGTTTTGTTGTTGGAGTGTCTGGTGGGATTGATTCTGCTGTAGTGTCTACCCTTTGTGCGGAGACAGGACTTCCAACTTATGTTGTTTGTATGCCTTTAGATTCTACACATCAGAATAGTAGATTGTCAGAGGATCATGCAAAGAAACTTGCTGATAAGTATGAGAATGTAACTAACTTAATGTTTGAGTTGTCTAGTACCTTTGATCATTTTACTCATGTCATTGAGTGGTGGACTGAAACTCAATTCAGAGAGAGAAGAGAATACACTGGTGATGAATTGACGAATGCTAATACTAAGGCACGTCTTAGAATGATTACTTTATATCAGATTGCTGGTACAAAGAAAGGTGTTGTTGTTGGTACAGGTAACAAGGTAGAAGATTATGGAGTTGGTTTTTTCACTAAGTATGGTGACGGTGGCGTTGATATTGCTCCGATTGCTGATCTTTATAAAACAGAAGTCTGGGAACTCGGAGAATACCTTGAAGTAGATCAGCGTATAGTTGACGCAGCACCTACTGATGGTCTATGGTCTGATAAGAGGACTGATGAAGACCAACTTGGTGCATCTTATGCTGAACTAGAAGAAGCAATGGAGCACGGCACAGGCCCTGCTGTTGAAATTCTTAAGGACTTTCAACTAAAGAACGGTCACAAAATGAATCCTATCCCTACATTTAAGTTATGAAAATCGGATTGATAGGAGCAGGAAGACTTGGTATCTGTCTTGCTCTTTTAATTGAACAGGCAGGTTATGATGTTATTGCATCTGATGTTCGTGAGGATTATGTAAAAGGTCTTCAAGAAAAGAAGATTAATACTAGTGAACCTGGTGTTCAAGAATTACTTGAGAAATCAACAAGGATACAATTCACAACTGATAACTCTAGG